GAAATCGAGGTCGAGATCGAGGGCGTCCGCATGGGAGGTCGCAAGGACTTAGGCCGGGACGGTCGCCCGATTGAAAACCCGCTGATGCGAATCAAAGGGGTAAAAAAGGAAATGGTCTTGAATAAAACCAACGCAAGAACCATTCGCAGACATCACGGCAACGAGATGGACGATTGGGCAGGAAAGAAAATCATGCTATTCCGCTCGACATGCGATGCGTTCGGCAAGAAAAACGTGCCTTGTATCCGAGTAAAAGGAAAAACACTATGAAAATAACGGTAAACAAATCAGAGCTTTCTGCTGCGTTGAAAGCAGCGGGTAAAACTTGCAGCTCTCACGGCAACATCCCGGTTTTGTCGAACGTCAGAATCTCCGCCGGAGACGCAGGCGAAAGCCTGTTTATTGAGTCCACCAATCTGGATCAATACACGTCTATCGAGGTGGATGCTGATGTCGGCGAGGATGGCGAAGTTTTAGTTCCGTTTCGCAGATTCAATTCGATTATCGCAAACTTGGAAGGCGAGACTGTAGAACTTGAATCTGATGGATCAAAAACACAAATTCGGGCTGGGAGATTTAAAGCGTCTGTTGAAGGCGTCGATGTTGCAGATTGGCCGCAGAGCAAGGCGGAGGTTAATCAATGCTATGACATCGAAGCCAATCAGCTATCGAACGCGATACAGAGCGTGATTGGCTGCGTTTCTGCCGATGAATCTCGCTATATTTTGAATGGTGTATTTGTCCAGTGCATTGACTCCATCGTTAGCGTCGTCGCCACAGATGGGCGACAGCTCGCCGTGCATTCGTTTGATTCTGATTGGCGCGATTTCAATGTGGTAATTCCAACACTAGCTGCTGACGCCATCATTGATTCGTGTAAAGGCGCGGATATTGTGGAAATTTGCTTTGGAGATGATTCTGTCGGAGTAGCGACGAATTGCACAAAAACCTGGTCAAAAACAATCGCAGGCAAATTTCCAAATTGGCGACAGGTCATGCCGGATGAATCTGCGATGAGAACTTTTCCCGCTCCGCACAAAAAACTCCTCGGTATTCTTCGTCGAGTCGGACTGATTGCCGATCCCCGGATCGGATGCGTTCGGCTGGATGGCGATGCCGATGGAATTACGGTATCTGCTTCGAATTCGGGAGAGTCAGCGTTAGAAAAACTCGATTGCGAGTCGCCCGAGTTTGGCGTTTCAGTAAATCACGATTTCCTAGCCAAGATGCTTGCGACCATCGACGGCGAATCGGTCGATATTAAAGTGGGCGAAAACGAATCGCCAGTTTTGATCGAATCAGATGGCCTCAAATACATTATTATGCCGATGCGTAAATAAAGATGGCGATTCTTAAAGAAATCATTTACAAAGCGCATGATGTCGCTGACAATGCAGAGCGTCGATACGGCCAATACGCATCACTTCACGAAGTCATGGGTATTCTGGAGGAGGAATTTCTCGAGGCGAAGCAGTCGCTTCACAAGAGCGATTGGGCTGAATTGAGATGTGAGCTGATCGACATTGCAGCGGTTTGCTTGCGAGCCGCTAGTGAAAAAACAATTCGTGAAAATAAAAATCAGATATGAAAACAGAAAACAAAACCAAAATAAAAACAAAAGTGCTAGATGAATCGCACGGGGATAATTGGAGTCTTTACAATGCGGATTGCGTATCCTTCGCGGAAGGATTGCCAGACGACAGTGTGGACCTTTCGATTTACTCGCCGCCGTTCGCGAATCTTTACGTTTACGGGGATTCCGTGGCTGACATGGGAAACTGCGCCGATGACGCGCAATTCTTTGACCAATACAGGTTTATGATTGCCGAAAAGCTGCGAATTACTAAACCTGGCAGATTATCGTGTGTTCATTGCATGGACTTGCCGTCGAGCAAAACCATGCACGGATACATAGGCCGACGCGACTTTTCTGGGGAAATCATCCGAGCGCATATTGAAGAAGGATGGATTTACCATTGCAGAGTCACTGTATGGAAGGATCCTGTCGTTGAAATGCAGCGAACAAAAGCACTAGGGCTTTTGCATAAGCAAATAAAAAAGGACTCATGCCGCAGCCGCATGGGCAATCCAGATTATCTGCTTGTCTTTTACAAGCCGGGAGATAACGGCGATCCAGTAACGCATACAGCCGAAGACTTCCCGGTAGACCAGTGGCAGCAATGGGCAAGCCCTGTCTGGATGGACATCAATCAAACTAATGTGCTGAGCAAGAAAGGCGCGAGAGATGAGAAGGATGAGAAACACATATGCCCTCTGCAGCTCGACTTTATTCACAGGTGTCTAGTGATGTGGTCAAATGAAGGTGATACTGTATTTTCGCCGTTTACGGGAATCGGATCAGAAGGGTATATGGCATTGAAACATGGAAGAAGGTTTATAGGAACAGAGCTAAAACCGTCGTATTTCCATCAGGCATCACAAAACCTCAAGGCTGCAGAATCAGAAGGAAAGGGGTTGTTTTGAAATCGTCATATAAAGATTTGCTTATCCACAAGAAAGAAGCTGGAATTACGAGTCGTGACAAAGTGGAATGCAATCCGCATCCAAACGCAAAGCCCCATCAGGCCGATTGCCTGCGAAAGCTACTTAAGACCGGAAGGGGTGCTGCCTTTTTAGACACAGGGCTTGGCAAGACGTTTCTGCAGCTCGATTGGGCTAGGCACGTCCCGGGTGATGTGTTGATTCTCGCCCCGCTTGCCGTAGCGCAGCAGACTGTTGAAGAGGCTGGTAATTTACTCGACATGAATATTCACCATTCGCGCAATGGTGACGTGAAGGAGAGAATCACGATCACAAACTACGAGCGAGCGCATCTTTTTGACGTTTCGCGATTCAATGCAGTAGTTCTTGACGAAAGCTCAATTCTTAAAGGGCAGACATCTAAGATGAGGAAGTGGATGACCGAGGCGTTTGATCATACGCCGTGGAAGCTGGCATGCACAGCGACGCCTGCGCCGAATGATTACACCGAGTTGGGCAATCACTCGCGTTTTTTAAATGTGATGAGCGCACAAGAGATGCTGACTAGGTGGTTTATCCACGATTCCGCAAACACGGCAGACTGGAGGCTGAAAGGCCATGCGGTCAAAGACTTTTGGCAGTGGGTGGGAAGTTGGTCATGTTGCGTTTTTAAGCCGTCCGATTTAGGCCATAGCGACGACGGTTATGATTTGCCAAATTTGAACATAGAAACTCATATGCACGAATCGCCGCTTTTTACGGAATCGCCAGATATGCTATTCGACATGCCCAGCGTGGCCGCTACTGATTTGCATAAGACGAGGCGAGCCACAATAGGCGAAAGATGCAAAAGCGTTGCGGATATGGTCAACGACTCAGCTGAACCGTGGATAGTTTGGTGCGAATCTAACGATGAGAGCGCGATGCTGTCGAGGCTGATACCCGACGCTGTTGAGGTCAAAGGCTCAATGACTATCGAACAAAAGGAGTCAAGACTGGATTCTTTCTCTCAAGGAAACGCTAGGGTGTTGATTTCCAAGCCTAAGATTTGCGGATTCGGCATGAACTGGCAGCATTGCAGAAACATGGCTTTTGCTTCCATCTCCTACAGTTATGAGTCATTTTACCAGGCTATTCGCAGATCGTGGAGATTTGGACAAACGCAGGAGGTCAATGTTCACGTATGCATTTCTGATGCAGAGCTACCCGTCTGGCGCAGGGTGAAAAGGAAAGCGACGGACCACGATACAATGAAAAAAGAGATGCGATTTGCAGTTGGTGAAACCCAAAGCCATGAAGTAAAGCTGGACTACAATCCGAAAATGGAAGCGACACTTCCTGCCTGGCTTTGATTGCATCTAATACCAATGCGTTCCAGCAAGTAGTATTCCCAACTGAAAATAAGAAAGGTTTAATCAACGAGGCTGAGAATGTGCAAAAGGGATTATTTATGAAATTTGAATTTACAACAATTGAATTAAAAGAGAACAATTTCGGCAAAAATGATTTACTAATATCTAAAGTGAAAGTAATGGACGACAATGGTAAATATATAAAATTTGCGAGAATCAATGAAGCATTGTTAAAAGCAGTAAAGGAATCAAAGTATATTACTATAAGGAATGAGCATGATTGACAAAGCGTTTAC